TGCATACAGCCGGAAAGCAGCACAATATGTTAAGGATAAGAATTTTTCGAAAGAGGCCAATGAGGAAATGAGACTTTACAATGCAGCTATGAAGATTAACCGATTGGAAATGCTAAAAGCAAATATCGGAATGCATCTTGTCGGTGGTTTTGATGAGCTTCAGAAGTATTTTGACCAGATCCTGACGGAGAAAACACTGGAAGAATTTGAACGGCAGGCAGGAATCCTTGGAAAATCCATCCAGAACAATGCGAAGATGGCACATTCGATCGTGAATGCTTCTTTCCACAATGCGAGATACTCAGACCGTATTTGGATGTATCAAGATATGCTGAAAGCTGAATTGTCGAAGCTATTACAGACTGGTTTGATACAGGGTAAGAATCCGAGAACACTGGCAAGACACCTTACCAAACTGTTTGGAGTAAGCCGGGAAAATGCAGAGCGACTGATGGCAACAGAATTGTCTAGGGTGCAAGCAGAAGCGCAGAAGCAGTCCTATATCCGCAACGGATTTGATGAGTATGAGTTTATCGCGGAGCCGACAGCCTGCCTGATCTGCCGGGCTTTAGATGGAAAGCATTTTAAGGTATCAAAAATGATGCCTGGAGAAAATGCACATCCAATGCATCCGCGCTGTCGGTGCAGTACAGCAGCATATATGGATGACAAAGAATATGATGAATGGCTGGACGGGTATTCTGAGCACGGGATGGATTTTGAAACTTGGAAGAACAGGGTTGAAAAGAAATCTGTGTTTGATATAATAAAAGCAGATAAAACAGTCAGCGGACATTCTGGAACGCCTAAAATGGCAGAGGCAGGAGCGGTAATAGACCATATCGGAAAAGACGGGAAAGTAGATGTAAGAGCTTTTTACGGAGAGTCGAAATTAAAATTTAAAGATATCCATACAACCGCACACGGGAATCCTAAGCAGCATCCTTATGGAAATCATGGGGAACACGCGCATGACTATACATGGGGAGAAGACAGCAGACTGAAGGATAAGACAACTCGCGAATTAAGCGAAGAGGAAAGAAAGGAGAATG